AATCCACCGGTGAAGGATTGCGTGCCGCCCGTAACATTCGTAAACTTTCCCATCAAGCCTAATGGTACTTTGTAATTACCTTCTTTTAGTGCTGAACTCAGATTTCTAAAACCACCTTCTTTCGAGCCAGACATAAAACGCTTCCACACTTTCTGAGTGGTTCGACCTGCTTTTTCGAAATTCCTTAAATCATCATCTGTTATTTTGGAGCCATCCAGGTATTTACCTACAATACCCTGATAAACTGATTCAGCACTTTTTTGTAAAGTAGCTTCAACTTCCCCCAATAAAACGGCTGAGTCAGGATCAACAGATTTAGTTATATCCACCGCCGCCTGTCTTCTTTGCTCAGCATTTACAGGCAACCCAGCTTTTGAGTTTTTCAACTCAGATTTTATGCGCTCTATAGCGGATGCAACAAAGGCCAATCGTTTTTCAGCCTTATCAACATCTTTTTTGTAATTACCAAGAGAACCTTCAATTAATTTTTGTCGATTTCTCAAGCGTTCATCTTTGAACTTTTCCCCGGCGCGAATATCGGCACCCTCTTTAATCGCCATTTCGCGTTCTTTCAAAAGCTTTTTTGCAAACTCTGTAGCTTGATCTTTGTACTGTCTGCCTGGGTAGATAGAGCTATATCGCCCTTGCAACATTGCAATTTCATCTTCTAAACCATCTACATTGGCATTAGAGTCCTGGCGCATAGCCTGAACTATTTGTTGGGATTTTAAAGTTATTTGTTCAATTACTCCACCGGCTAATTGTCTTTTAGCTTCATCAGCCGCATAATTACCAGACACGCCACGAGATTGTACACCGTAACCGGCCATTTTCATGGCATTAGTTGGATCAATCATACTCATTGCAGAAAGAAGATTTTGTTTTGACGGGTCAGCCATTCCTAATTCATTAGTAATCATTTGGCCGCCCTCCATTGCTCTTTGCTGCTGCTGGGCTCTCATGGCTTGATTCTGAACATCATAAACAGAAGCGTGAGGCGCGTTAGCCCTTGCCCCTAATTGACTTAATATACCAGCCATTACATACCCCCGGTTGCTAACTGAGGTAATTGTGGGCTTAAGTTTTGCGCATAAGGCATTTGCATAGAGTAATCACTTGGCATTTGTCCCGGAGATGGTGCCGCAAATTGCCCCATAGGTGGCGCGCCCAATTGAGATGATGCATCCACATTGCCACCGCCGAAACTTCCGGCATATTTCGCAATAGGCATAGTAATATCTGGGTCAGTTATTGTATTCAAAGCACTTGCGCCAGCCATATAAGGCCCGGCCGCTCTTGCACCTTCAGCCTGTCCCTGCTGTAATCTTAAATCTGATACACCTTGCGCTAGTCCGGTTCTCGCACCGGTTAATTGAGACGCTGCACCGGTTCCGATATTAGTCATTCCACTCGCTATACTTGCCAGCTTATTAAACCTTTCATTGTTCGAAGCCCTGGTATTGGTGATATGGTCTAAATATTGAGTATATCCAAATTGTTTATCTCTTTCCATTGCACCTTGTGCGGCTCCATATCCACCTCTTGCAATATTTGAAGATCTATCTTGTAGTGTCGCCACTGCTTCACCAGACAATAAACCGCCTTGTGCAGCCGCCGAACTCTGAACAGCATCAGCCATTTGAGCCTGTTCGTAAGCCATTGAAGGGTCAAGAAAATCCTGAACATTTCTACCATAGGCAAATTGCCCTAAATCTTGATCAAATGATCCAGCGTCTACCATGCCGCCCAAGTCAGATAAACGACCTCTCCCCGCCTCACCATAAGCCAATGAAGGCTCCCAATATGGTTTAATATCTTCAAAGCCTTGACGCCTTTCGTCAATCCCTAACTGAATACCTTCTAAATTCGCTGCTGATTGCCTGTCTAGGGCCTGCCCTTGCATATAGGCGCTTCCAAGCTGTCCCAATGCAGAAAGTCCCGCCCCGGCTGCTAATAATCCTATTGCCATAATTCTAAACCTTAATCAAATTGCCCGTGATAATTATATCCTGGCCAGTTAATAAAGGGAGCGTTATTTTAGCGTTTTCCGCTTTGCATCCACCAATTAAGGTGTTAGAACCGTTATCCCATACCATCAATATAGTTTCTTTAACTTCATATGGTAATTCTATTTCACCAGCTCCTACTACTTCATTATACCAGGCGTTTATAATAGAGGTTGCCCCCGTTTCTTGTAATACCAATTCACCATCTGAAAACGTTGCAACTCTCATTGCATCAGGTGGTATTTGCTCACCCCAATCACCTTTTAAAGAATCGGCTAAGGTGGTGAAGAATGAAGACCACACCATTTCGGTAGGTCCTGAATTCTTTGCCAACATATTTTGAATTGGCGCTATTCCAATATTTCTAACCATTATCTCCCTACACCTTTGCTTACCGTGGCATCACCACTAAGCATTATAAACTTTGTTGGTTCAGAGTACCAAATCCTGAAAACTCTTTCCCTTGATCTTCCAAGCCTTAGCCATCTGCAGCGCGTTTTATACTTTCCAACCTTACCAGCTGAAACCCATCTTTCACTTGACCAGGTGGCACCGCCATCATCTGAATACTGAAGCATGACCTGCGGGTCCTCACCTTGCCCAGAAGTCAATCCTACACCGGTCTCAATATCTATTTGGAACTCAGTATAGAATAGAGTTTTTAGCTCATTCCAATACACTGGTGATTGTCTAAACCTTACAATTGGGTTGCCATCCCACTCTAAATATGTATCAAGATCTAATTCAATTATTTGCGCACCACGGGAATTTCCCACCAAAACCTTACCGAAAGCATAAGTTGAAAAAATAGGATCCCAGCGTCTTAATATATTTGTGTTTCGGTCCCGGCTACTTCTTTCATGCCATTGCTTATTTGTGGTATCGTAAACATGTGTTACGTCCGCTGATATAAAAGTAAGTACATAGAAAACATGACCTTCCTGTTGATAGGTCCACCCTACCGCATCAGAAGTATTTTCATATTTGCCCAGCTGATATTCTAAAGCATGGTTTGATATTCTTTTGGCATTATACCCTTCGGACATATAAACTTTGTTAGTTCCGGCGGTTGATGATCCAAGCCAAAAAACCCGGTCTTCTATAACAGCCGTTGAGTACCTAGCACCGCAACCTATTTCTGAAGCAGATCCACCAACAGGATTTAATGGCCTTAATCGATTTGTGCTAATACTGTGAACTTCAAAAGATCTATCACCGAAAAGCCACGCATGGCCGTGCGCTATTTCTAAAGAAATTATAGCGTCAGCACTTGATTCAGCTGAAGCCCATGCTATACCGCCCCATGTCAAGGGGCCTTCAGGTCCTAAATCAGACCAATAAAACTTATTATTTTGTGGCGCTTCCCCTGGGTCATTTTCCGCCGCTGGGTCCGCATTAGTCGCAACTATTCGCTGAGCAATGTAGCGAACCACTGTGGGATTATCAAAGGGTAGAGTTGGCTTTGTAAGCTGCCCACCATTCAATAAATCATATATGTACATTTCGTAACCATCAACAATAACAAGCTTATAACCGTTATCTGTCATTGACACACGGGTGCTAAAATTCGCTACTGAATCAATAGCCGAACTATCACCCTGAGAATCACTTTCCCAAAGCTTATCACCGAAAACTCCAAATAATCTTCCAGTACTGGTAAACCATAAACCGCGACAATCCCCAACAATATCAACATTGGAGAATAATTTACTGCCGGGGGTTCCTATCAATATTGCTGAAACTTTTGTGTTATAGACTTGGCTTTCATATTCAGGGTACATATTCATAGATCTTTGGACCGATTGATCCATTGCTCTATGTTGAAAACTACCACCTACAAAAGGGACTTTCACGAGCTACTACCTTTAAATGTATCGGTTCTTGTGTTGTAGCCTGGCCCACGTCCGCGCCTTGGTAATCCTTTGTGAGTAAGTACTCCTACAGTTACATTTTGCTTTTTAACCCGGTCTTTCCTGGTTTCTGCCACTGCAGCGAGTGGACCCATAACATGAAAAGCCTGATAAACCAAAGCCAGTACTGCAGCCAATCCAGACCTAAGCGCCGATCTATAACCGGGAGGTAAATCTATAGTATCGTTTTTCCCGTACTCAATAATCAACGTTTGCACCGTCATTCTCATCTCATAGATTCTTGACGGTATAGGGTATAATTCAATCCGGCCATTTGGAAATGTAGGGCGGTAAATAAAGAATTCCGGCTGTCCAACTGTGGCTTCATCATTTTTCAGATAATGAACCCAATTAGAATCTTCCTTTTGCACTAAGGGGATATATGTTCCACCCTCAATAAGTGCCAGCGCTTCAATTTGAAGCGGTCTATTCTTATCTATTTCGGCACCGATTCCAATTTCATAAAATTTTTGATTAACTACTGAATTCCATACAATAGTCTCATTAGTATAAGGCCAAAAGTTCTCAGTGTTCCATTGTTCAATTAAATCATTTAATTCAAGAACACCTCTATTTAAATCACCATCCGGTAATGTATCTTCAGCTGCAAATAATCCAGCATCTTCAAAAGCATACCTTATCAAATCTTTAACGCTTATACTTGCCATTTTAAACCTTTAAAAAAAGGGAGAAGCAGCGCTTAAGCATGCTTCACCCTCTTAGATTACTTACCAGGAACCGAAGTTTGGTAGTTTTTCTTAATCGTTTCCCACTGTTCAGCATTTTCACAGATAAGATATTCCAAATCCATGGCATCTTTTCCGTTCCACTTCTGATCTTTTTTATAGACCATCTTTGGGTAAACTACAGCAGCAGCCATTTCTTTTTCAACAGCATTAGCTTCAGCGAGTTCTTTCACAAGCTTATTGATTTCTGCCCTTTGATCATTGATAGTGTTTTGCATCACTGCTTCGATCTTCTGGCCGGTCTTAACTGTTTCTTCCAGCTTATCCACTGCTTTTTCAAGAGCTTTTTTTTCAGAAATAAGCTTTTTTTCAGCATCAGTTACTTTTTCAGTAGCTTTTGCATTTTCTTTCTTTTCATCGGGCATTTAAGCCTCCGAGTTAAATTAAAAAGTTGGTAAACCGGCATAATCTCTCATGCCGGTTTAATTAATTATGCAGCCTGAATGCCACGCGCCGCCCATTCATGATACAATGGAGCATTACCATAGAGCACATCAAAACGAGAAATAAATTCATCCGAATTAATGTCATATCCACGGTGAAAGCGCATACTGACTCCATCCATTACTTGACGTGAAGCCATATCAAGACCTTTCGCCAAAGGAAGATCCACAAAAGCAGCCGTGAAAGCGTCTTTGTGATAAGCAATTATTTGGGAATAACTTTGATCTACAGCACCAACAAATACAATCGCAGCGCCAGAAACCGGCAAAGCTGTTATATTCTGGCGAGGGTCACCACCTGCAGCACCAAAAATAGGTTTGATTTTTACGGTAACAGTTGTTCCAGTTGAAATAACGTCTTCCAAAATCGCAAATTGATATAAGCGGTTTTTAGTTTCACGAGTTTCAGGATGAACAAATTCAACACCAGCAACAGTAAACACCATTCCAGCCTTAAATTCATCATCAGAAACAACGTCACCCAGCAACATAGTTACATCACCATCAACAGAGTTTGCACCCACCGTAACGCCAACAACTTTGTTTCCAACGGTATAGTTAGGTAAATGTTCACATTCCATGAAATCAAACCCAGCAGTACGACCCATATAACCTTCACGGTTTTGCATGGCTGTATCAGCTTGAGGATTGAAGCGGCCCTGTAACTCAGTAACTAGTTCTTCTGAAACTTCAGAAGGCAATAGTATTGTCCGGTCAGTTTTTGGCGCAAGATTCTGATTCAACAGAGTTCTAAGCGTATTAACCTGGCGAAACAGCAAAGGACTAACATTGACATTGTTACCAACGTTAAAGACCATTTTGGCAATATCGTTATCGATATATGTAGCCAACTGTGACATAGCAGGTTTGATAAATTGATCAGAAAAGCTATTTAGCTCCATGGCCAATTCTGCTGAGTCAAAATCACAATCCACACCGCGCTGTTTGCCTACAGTCAAAGGTAGACTATCGTCAACAACGTCCTGAATTACAACAACTTTGCCTTCACGCACTTTGTAACGTGGGGGCTTACGGATTTGAATAGTTTCACCAACCTTGGCACCATCACGCGCGAATTTCTTCTCGTATTGACGGTTAATGGTTGGTAGGAAGCACGATTGCTCGTGCAAAATCATTAATGCTTCTTTAGTGATAATATCATCAGTTAAGAGCGTATTAGAAGTAGGCATTTTAGGCCCCTTTTATCGTGGTCTCCTGGTTCCGGCCCGTTGTTTGTTTCGGATTTCTCGGAATTTTTCAGTAGATACACTGTTTAAATTAACCTGTCTTGGTTTCCCCCCATTACCACTTGGAACTACTGAAGGTCTAACCGCTGTAGGTTGAGCTACAGGTATCACCGGGGCCACTGCTGGCGCTGGTTGCGATTGTTCAGTATTCGGAATTGGTGTTGGGTTTACCAGGGGTGCAGCGGTTTGAGCTGCCACGCATTGAGCGCGTAGGTTAACATAATATTGATTTATGGCCGGAGCCGGCAAACCTCTCAACTGAGACATTTCACCGGGATTCTTAGCCATATGTAACAACATTTGGGGACCAACTTCAGCATCCAGCATAGCAGAATTAAAAACTTCAACCGGCGGGTCCACCTGTGAAGCCGAGATTACTTTAAAATAGTCTTCAGGTAGTCTCTTATCAGAAACCATTTCCTTAGCCACATCAATAAAGTCTTCCCTAGTTTCCTGCTCTGTCTGTGTAAGCTGTACCTGTTGAGGTACTTGCTGTTGTTGTGTTTGTGGTTGCAATTGTTGTGACTGCTGCTCAACCGCCCCCTGTGGAGGTTGATTAGCAAACACTTGCTGTATTCTTTCATCTACAAAAGCCGAATCTTCACTAGAATAATTAGGGTTTACCTGATTATCAATGGGAGCCGCCGCCGGCCTAAGAGCCGGTGAAGATGGTACTTGCTGGGCATTTTGTCTTAAAAGGGCAATTTCTTGCGTCTGTTCTTGGATTACTTTGTCATTGGCTTTAATTATATCATCACGATCATAAACGCGTTTTGTTAATTTGGCAATCTTTTTTTCAATTCCTGTCTTTTTTGGTGCAACGGGTTCAACTACTGCAGCGGGTTCAGCCGGTTCAGCAGGGGCTTTGTAATCTGGATCATCTACCAGGTAAGTAGGTTCTTCAACTACTGGCGCCACTGGTTCTATTACTGGTGCTGGTTGCGCATCAATTGGGGCCACTGGTTGAAGCGCTGGCGCTGGTACTAATGGTTGTTGTCCGGGCATTTAGAGCCTCCGTTGGCTTTGTTGGTGGTTGAATTTATTCTGTTTCAATTTCAATATCTTCATTATTACTTGTATTGGGAACTACTGGACCGCCTACAACAGGGAAGAATTCACCCGGCGCTTTAGCGTCCTTTAGCGGTATAGTCTGCTGCCTTCCAGCTTCAGCCGTCTTTTGCACCGCTCCTATAGCAGTTTTTTCAAGCTCTGTAATGTTTTTACCGTTCTGAACTTCACCCTTCATAATTTCTTGGGTAAGCGTAGTATCATTATCTTCGTTTACCTTTTTCATTTCGGTATTAGCCTTAAGATTTGCCCGGTAATTTTCACCCGCTTGTTTTAAGCGCTCTTTGGAAATATCAGCTATTCCTTTCATTTCTTGAAGGGTGATATCGGTATCACGATCTTTTTCATTATCAATCAATGAAGTTTGAAGCTGAACAATATAGCCTTCAGCTGAATCAATTGTTTGTTGCAGCTCATCAACCGTTACTTTATATTGCTCTAAAGCTTCCCGCGCCTGTTCAGGTATTTCTTCATCTTCATCACCGATTTCAGGAACTTGGAAGGCTTTTCTTAATATCGCGGCGTTATCATCTTCACCAAGCTTTTCCATTATGCTAGGAGCAATATAAGGCATTGCAGCCGGTAACTTCTCACCGAAGTGCATTAGAAGCATTGCTGATTCTTTGCGCCGGTTCTCATAAGCCGGACCTGCATCAGTCGAAACTTCAAATTCTTCAGGGTCAAGATTTAAATCTTTAATATTCAGGTCTGGAATCTTCTTTGTTTTTCCGTCCTGAAGTCTTACAGTAATGGTTCTATTGGTGTCATATGAGCGGCATATAAGCTGTACAACAATCTTTCCCATCTGAACTATGCTCTTACCCATGTTATCCATATAATGAGCTGTGGCAATTTCTCCGGTAGATCCTTTTAATGCCTGAGCTATTCCACTTTGTCCGGCGTGTTGTTCTATGCCAAAATTAGGATCATGCATACCTATTGCTCTGGCCATGTTATCAAAAGCATTTTGGGCAGAAGCAATTAAATGATTTGTTTGGGCGGTATTATCGGCCCTTTGTGGTTTTTCAAGAGCAACACCATGCTTTACTATGGTGTCATATGGTAAATAAGCATGATTTTCACCATTTATATTATCCCAAATGTCTTTGTACGGTTCTATTTGCTGGGGATCAAGAATATAAGGCTGCCTTGGAGCCTGAGAAGCCAGCTCAGCTTCAGAGCTTACATAGTAATTAGCCATTAAAGCCGAGTCTTTTGATGGTCTTACAATACCACCATACATCAATTTCCCATCTTCTGAAACGTATCTTTCACCATAAACGGGAACAATTGGAATATAATCTATTGGTAGTTTGGTTTCATTTACGAGTAAACCACCTACCCAGCGCTGACAAATAACATGTTTATCCGATACCGTGCGGTAATCTTCAAATTCAATATCTTCAGCTAATTCTTCATTTTCTTCAACTTCAAAAGGGTCTTGATCTTTGAAGAAGTATTTTTTCTTTTTCGACTCGACTATTTTATAGAAGTATATGATACTCAAAGAATCATCTTCCATTTGAGTCATTTCATCGGTTTCAAATGCAGATGATCCGTTGGCAACTTCTTCACCGAATTCAGCTATAGCATCATCTCTATTGATATATTCTTTGAAGTACCCCCATGATGCATCAGAGCCGTCTATCATATTGGTAGATGGTTCTAGCTTGACCATAGTGGAATCATTTACTTGCTTGATAAAAACTTTCAGATCCATTGAAGAATTATCAGAATAATCCAGGGCCACACACATAGCGCCAAATCCGCATGATATTTGAGACTCAGCAGCTACTTCATAAACTTCATCAGCGCGGGAATAATATTCAATATCATTTACAACCCCCCGCATGAAGTCTTCTTTGTCGGGATCATCATGGGAAATTTTTATACCGAAGTTGTTCATTCTCATCGGGTTCAGGATTCTATTTAGGAAAGCTCTATAATAATTTACTGTTAAAGTCGGGCGATCTCCACGATTCTTTCTCACTTCAGGGTCCCACATGTGGCCGGAAATGATTTTTAATTCATCTTCATAAATAGGGTAGATTTCGCTATAATGACCTTCAGCGCGAACAACAAGTTTTCCCGTTTCGGTTCGCTTCTCAGCCATTACTTCAGGACTAAACGTTTGTTTCTTCATCCAACAAATTTTCCCGTTCTCTCATGAACATTTTGAACAATGGTGTTTTTCCTATTAGGATTTTTCTTTGAGTAACCGCCGAAAAATGTCATTGCCCATGCGTCCCCGTAATCCGGTGACCTACCAAGTTTAATCTTGATAGCGTCTTTACCTTCTAAAATTTTTCTATTCGTCTTCTTTTCATAAAAATAATCAATATTTGTCAAATCTTCTTTTATTTCTTTGTGTTTCAACAAATAGCCGTCTCTAAGCCACTCTTTACCCTTGTAATAACATTCTACCCGTGCATTGGTGAAAGAGTCGTCTTCAGCCGCATAGGATGAATTATACTCTACCACTTCACAAATACCTTTCTGCTGAAGTTTTCGCTTCAACATGTCATGTATCCCGTTACCATGGCCGCCGGTGCAGTCAATTATTACAACATCAACCCCGTCTTCAATCACCATCTCAATTACAAAGTCAACAACTTCCACATTATCCAGTTTACCGCGCACTTCAGTTCTCAGGTGAATATTTCCCTGCCTTAAGAAGTAAACGGTGTTATCATCACCAAAACGAGCCACATCTACACCGGCAACCTTAACAGCATCATTTTTAACCGGGATTCTTTCAAAAGCTTCATCCACCAATTGAGGGGAAATAAGATTTGATGAACCGGCCCTGGGGAATTGACCTTTTACTTTTACTCTCACAAAGTCGGAATCATCACCATAGGTTTGAATCCACTCAGCAGCCAATTCCTTATCAGCCATTTTTGCGGTTCGGCTGTCTACCTGTTGTGTGGCCCAAAGGTGCTTATGATCATGGAAGGCTTTGTGAAATTCTCCATCTGTTCTTGTGGGATTACCCAGCATTGCAATTCTACTTTCAGGAGTAGTTAATGATCCATAAGCAGCTTCAAAGATATTGGTTGCTATTGCGCTGGCTTCATCGAATACCATTAATACATCACCATGCAGACCTTGAAAGGCTTCAGGTTGGGCTTCATTCCATGGGACGGCTTCAGCAAACCAATCATCATCACCACCAACAACCATCAATCTAGTTTTAGTAGCTATCAAAGCATCTTTAAGTAATGACTCCCGGCCCCACATAACTAATTCAGCCCAAAGGCGGGTCTTAAGTTGGGTAGCCGTGTTACTGGTTGCTATAATCCTTGATCCAGGCCTGGTTAAGAGAAACCAGCTTATTACCCATGAAGTTGCTGCTGTCTTTCCTATACCGTGACCTGAAGCAACTGCCGTTCTTTTATGATCACGAACATTTTCGAGAAATTCAATCTGCCAATCATCAGGCTCAACACCAAAAATGTCCCGCACGAATTGTACGGGATCATCATAGTAGTTGATTATTATGTATTGGCCGTCAGTCAATAATTAATCCTATAGCCTTGGTTCTTCAGGACCTTTATTTGGTGCTACCGCGTCCAATTCTTTATAAGTATTTCTTTGGACTTCTGCCACCTGCCTTAAGCACAGAACAATAGTATTATTATTATTCCAAATCATATCCCGTTGCGCATGCTCAGAATCTTTGATTAATTCAGTCTTTGCTTCTACTTCCAAGCATAACTTATCAAGCAAATCTTCCAGTTTCCACCCTTCGTGGTTGTCACGGCCCATTAGAATGTTGCCATTTCTTTTGGCTGGCGACACTCCACTACATACTTCATTCAGGGTTGGTTCTGGTGTGGTTACACCTTGGAAAGCGGCTATTTTATCCATAGCTTTTATTCCGGCAAGCAAATCATTAGCCGCGAAATTAGCGTTTTCAAATACCACTTTTGGAGACCACGAAACGTAACCTTTGCGATCAGGCATTGGGTCGTTGTATTCTACCAAATAACCTTCATCATCACCATTTTCATCTGCTGGTAAATCCCAGCCGCGATAATCATTGTATTCTTTTCTGGTCATTGGTTCACCAGTTACCAGCTTTACGCCTATGTACTTTGTCATTTACTTTTCCTGTTAGTGTTTGAATGTATTGGATAGCTTGGAATCGAACCAAGAACCCCCCTTCAGGTATTGAAGGATTGTAAACTACAATTACAAGAGCCTTCAAATACCGGGAGCCACCCAGGACCTATCCAGGTGAATTATTTTGGGCAGGTCTTCCGACCTAGAAACGTCTATTATCAACCCATGGCCCACAATCTGAACGGCTAACTCGTTTATCAAGAACTAAGTTAGAATATTGTGATTTGGTTGGGTCTTGCGCTACATCAAAGGTAACGCCGTCTACCCTCGCCTCTACTGGTTGCATAAATAAACTTATAGTGTTAGCTTCTTCTCGTTGTTCAAACGAGCCAGCAAACGCATTCTGAATATCTAGCGAATCAATAAAGGACTTTTCAGATTCAGATTCAAATGGTGGATGCTGAGCCCATGAGAATAGAGCTCCCACCATTAAAATCAAGAACGAAAGAATGAAATGCTTCAATTACTTTCTCCTTTTATTTGTTTTGCGCTCACTTATGGTAGAGCACTTCACCTGCCATTTATTCGGGAAGGTCAACTTCTTCCTGTTTTTCGGCTGCTTCAGTTTCTACTTCTTCACCTTCAATTACTTCATCACCAGGGTTTAAACCCTGAGTAGTTTCATTTTCTTCAGCTAAAGTATCATGGACTAATTCCTGTTCATCATCTTCAGATTCTTCTTCAATCTGGAAAACCGCGCGCGGCATTGCTCCACGACTAATACCAACCACACCAATTTTTTCCAATTGATCCATGATTCTACAGGCTCTATTATAACCAATACCGCCTTCCCTTTGCAATTCTGATATAGTTAGAGTTGAGCAAGACTCCTTCACTATATGAGCCCTTATACTATCAAGCATTGGGTCTAATTCTTCTTCATCCTCTTCTATGGGCTCGGTTCTTACATCATTTAATTCAAGATCTTCCTGATATTCTTTCTCTGTTAGATCACGAGCAGAAACTTCTTCCCCGGTATCCAAACGAACAACGCGAAACAATTTTAAATCAAAGTCATGTATTTCACGGCACTCCACCTTTTTAGGTATTCCGTTTTCTAGCTGTTCTGCCAGTTCTGAAATATATGAAGACTTTTGATCAATTTCACCTTTGAACATTTTAGCCTTGGCTTTTTTCTGCAACTCAAGCACTTTGAGCGCCTTCAGTTCTCCCAGTAAAATGTCAGTCACTTCGGCCTTTTGAGTTTGAGTCAAAGGAACCGGCAACATCCGTTCAACATCTTTTTCCTTGTTTTCCACTTTGCTTTCCCTGTTGGTGATTAACGTATGATTACAGCTTGGCTTTCTGAGCCTATAACATCGGGCCGGAAATCTGTCTTTCTGGTATAAATACCTTCATCTTCTAGCTCTTGGTAGAAGTTATCAATATGCCGGCCATCTCTGATTTTAAACTTTTTGCGCTTTGGAACCTTATTTGTGAACAAACCCTTAGCGTTCTTTCTATAGGAATTATCAGCAACAAAGCCCGGGTACTTTTTTGTTATTCTGGCATCTCTTTTTATTGAAGCCCTTTTTGAACGTCTTTCCATGGCTACTTCCTTTGAAGGTCTTCTGTCTGGATCACAGTACTGGAACTTGCATCCCTTTGCGTGATTAAGAAAGCCTTGGCAAACCATGTTTATATTACCTGGGGACCCGTCCACTGATTCAGCAGCCGCTTTTATGGAAGGATACTGTTGAACAAAATTACCCTCCATATCAAGCTTGTTCACTGGTGTTTCGTGACCTTTAGGCATTACCAACCCCCAGGGTGAAAGATGGCTGATAGTTCACGCTTTGATTCTTTGGGTCGAATATCGAGCAATAGAGCCAATGAACGAGCAGCCTTTGAAAGCATGAAAAGCAATGATGATGCAATAGATCCCGATATTACAAAAGGAGCCAGTAGAGCAAATAACGCTATTTTAAGTTTTCTCTTTTTCACAATGACCTCGCTTTGTTAACACTGTATTATCTATTATATATATTTAATACACATTAATCAAGCAGTATCTTAACTTTTAGTCTTTTACATTCTTTTACAACACATTTGACCACCCATCCACATAGGTATGCCCTGGCTTCAGAACTTCCTAGATCGCCAGTAACTATTTCAACTCTGTCGAGAACATGTTGAGCCTCATGAGCCATTGTGCTCATTTTCGGGTTATCCAATATTAAAAATATTTCATGATCATGGGAACCTATCGTAACAAGTCCGCTTTGATAAATAGCCTCTTTGCTTGGCTTTGATTCGCTAACATGAATATGGAGGACGAACGGGTAAATCTCGTTCCTATACTGCTTGCACTGGTAATTCTTAGGTGTTGAACCGTATTGGAGAATACTCACTTTTTAATTTCCTTTACAGGATCTGCCCATTCGCCTTGGTCGTTTAGGTACTTGCCAACTCTTGAGACATCATGCCAGCCTTGAGCGGTGCAAATAGTATTAGTTTCCGGTTTTATGGCAGCTACAAGGTACTCGCTCCCCTCTGCTATTGGTCCAAGCTTAACCCATTTACCGCGTAAGTCTTCAGCGTTCATATACTCAGGCTTAGGTTTTGGTGCTTCTATAGGCGGGTTGTTTGTGATTTTTATAAAATCTGAAAACAAAACAACTTCATCTTCATCGAACACACTAGCACTCTGAAGATGTTTATTTATGTAATGAGGGAAGAAATCACCAATAACATTGAAATTAGTCCAACCTAAAGCTTTTTTAATTGTATTGAGCTCACCTACATTTTCACATTTAACTTGCTTTCCCTCAATAGCCTCTAATGGAGACACGCATAATACGACCTTATCATAAAATCGCCCAGCTTCGTCAATGTATCTTCTTCCAGGTTCATTACCTAAAATCATACTCTTAGGGGTGCTCTCGTCAAGCGTGTCACCACTCGACAAGCAAAAGCATTCTACACTTTTCAGACTTGGTATTTCTTTGTTCATTACTTAACCCTCTTGTTTACTTTGTAGGTTGGAATGCAGGGGTTTTTAGGTTCAAAAAATGCCGGTTCCTTGTATTCAATCACTGTCGGCGCGAGAAATGGAACCAACCCCTTTGCAGCGTCCTCTATTGGACTGGGCTCAAATATAAACTTTGAACCACATGAGCTACATATAAACGTATCACCGATTTTAATCTCACTACATATGAGAAACGAAAAACAACAGTTGTTAAGTATCGGCTCTTTTGCTTCTTCTGGAATAACTGCAGCAGCTTCAGCTTCTTCGGTTAAGTCTTTATAGTTCATGATCACTCGCCTTTATGATTCTTTCAGCAGCCCAAGATTCAAAGCGGTTTGACATATCCAAATAAACTTCCTCCGGCACATTGTGGATGCTTTGGATTTTATTATCCATCCTTATAACTTCAAATTCATCAACATTAGGATACATTAATAGTATTTCAAAATACGGCTGCATATCCTTCACCGTTGTGAAAGTATTTGAAACAACACAATCCATATTCCTTCTTGCGCAGTCCCTCGCCTGATCAAGGCAATAGGTTTTTCTAAGCAAATCAAAATTTTGATCAAACTTGTACACCCCGTTAGAGACGCAAAACATATCGTTCTCTATGTGCATACAGTTTAATTTCTTGGCTTCGGTTGACTTACCAGAACCAGGTAAACCTCTAATTAGTGTTAATTTCATGAGTCTTTCTCCATTTCACGGTCCATAAATATCTGAATTACAAACAAATCACCATCATTAGGATACCAGTTGTCACCACCATAAGTACAATACGTTATAAACTTTTTGACATTTTCGGTTGAATCACGCCTGGACGCGCGCCGGAATACTAAAACCCTTGTGGGAATATCTGTAATATCATGCCAACATTTGTTAACCCTTGATTTGTCTTGAGAAGGTATTACTTCGTAAATTGGGTTTCCGTGCCTTTCTAACACTCTGGACAACTTCATACTTACACCCCCGCGTAAAAGTCTACAAAACCATCAATATTTATTTCATACCAATCAGGGTACACATAAGGTAAGCAGCCTAATTTGGTTTCAGTACCCCACTCAATAAGTTCATCGTCTTTATTAACTATTGTAAACATCTTTATACTCCCTGAGTGAATAAATCTTGTTGGTTTTTGTCGGGCTCAATCTTCTCGGCTGGCTCTGTATGATGTACTTCATGGTAATCGGCGGTTGCTTCATGGGCGCATTGTGGACACCAATTGCAAACTATCTTAGTCACGTTTGGCGCTATCTCAGAAGTTCTAGCCACTTCTATTTCACTTTTACATGAAATGCATATTGTTAATATCTTATTTGCCACTACTCAACCCTTTGAATGCTGGTATTTCACCTATAGAGTCAATTGCTACATCTAAAAACATTGTATTTAGATGTGTTTCGCTGACATTGGAATTTGCTAGACGCTCACTAGATAGATCCACTTGCAACACATAATCATCAGGGGCGGGGTCATAACCATATATAAGCCTTATATAGCCGTGATCAGGGTGGGCCTTTACAATTTCAGCAATCTTTAGAACTTTGCTTTCATTAGACTCTAATGAAAAAAGATCTATTCTAGTTCTGTTCATCTCGCACCTACTTTTTTAATACATATTAAATATATATTAATTACACTTATAAAGCAATTTTTTGACATCTTGCTTGCCATTCTTCATCAGTGAACTTTTTAGATACATCTATTCCGGTTACGTATTTCACAGCGTCCCAAACAATCCTAACATCTTTTATTTCATCGGAGCATTCAATATGATGCATCATTGGTATTTCTTTAATATCAGCAAGGACACCCAAAGTAAATTCATCTGTAGCAATATCATATACAGTTGCTATGCGGAAGAACTTATTAGGCAGCCTTGTTATTTCTCTAACCAATTCACGAAACCTATTTATTTTCTTTTTATCAGTTTCTTTCATAGCTATTGTAGCTTTTCTTCTGGTTATCTCATTCATTTCGCGTCCCTTTCCTTTTTGGCTTCCATTATTTGTTCAGCCAGTGATAAACTTCCAGTTACTTTGTGCTCTTGCTTGTCTCGCCACATTTCCTCTTGACGGTTCTTTAGCCAATTCAAGGCCGCACCAGGCTCAGGAGGATAATATTTGTTTACTTTCAGCCTTACAACTTTTGCCGGTCTTCCTCTGCCCTGGGAAACTACTCTAATTTCTTCAATATCTTCTTTTATAAATCCGGCAGCTCTTTCATAAAAACCATGCGCAACTTTTCCATCGGCCACAACTCCACCCTGATCTAACGCCTGTCTGAAAGTGGAATGTCTTCTACACCAATTGTAAAATGTCACTTCAGTTATTCCAAATACGTCCGCTATTTGAATATTTGTTTTACCTAAAAGCGCCAGATTTCTACAAATTTCATCGGTTTGCTTATTGTATCGGGTTCTTGGTCCCCTTTTTGCCATTTATCCCTCATTAGTGAGTAATTGAATTCCAGGACTAGCAATTAATGCCTGTATGTATAAATGTACTCTCTGTAAGGGTTTACGACAATTAAGAGGGGACGATTTGTGTATTTGATTGAGTTCCAAATAGTCTTCCTTGGCTATCTACTGAGTGAATGGTAAATGATTCTAATAGGAGGGCTTTTTTAGGGGTTTGGGGGGCCGATTTTTGATTATGGTCTTTGTCTAGTGTGGTGAATAAACAATCATGCTTAAAAACCACCGAAACGCCTTGTTTCAGTGGTTGAATTATTTTAGTCTGAGAATGTTTCTCAATCACTTGGTTTTTGATCCTTATCGGCCGAACTTTCACCTTCTTTTACTGGTTTATTTTCCTGAAGATCTTCAGGTGCTTCATCCATATCGCAAACACTACACCAAAACTTATCAGTAGCGATTGAGTAAGCCATGAATGCATCACATTTTTCACATCTTAAAGGTTTAGCTACTTCTTCCACTCTGGCTTCAGGGGTCTTTTTATCACGAACACTGTCAGTATCAACCACTTTAGAACAATCATGGTTAAATTCAGGCTTTTTTTCAGCAGCGGCCAGCTTTTCAGCATGGAATTCATCAGCGCTTACTTCAGAACCACAAAACCCACAGCAGAAGGCCAGTTTGTTTTCGCTAAAGTCCATTCTTGCCTTACAGTGATCGCATTGTATGAACCCCTTTAAGATAGCCGCTTCAATAGCTTTTGCTACAGAAAAATCTTTAGAAGCGGGAAACTCGTTTTTTCCAGCTTCACAAACAGGGCAAGAGTATTCTTCTTTTTCCTGGTTATAGTCCATAACCTTATCACATATTTTACAAGGTTTTGGCTTAATACCTTTTTCCATTAGCACTACAAATCGCCCTAAATCACCCTCAAGATATTCCAGTTCTTCCAGGTATGAAACGCCTTTTTTTTCAGCGTGAAAGTGTACTTGTGCAAAGTATTGACTAGCTGCCCTCATGATCCCCTCTAGGAAACTATCAGGTAATCCGTCTTTCAATGCTTCTTTTGTTACCCTCATAAGCTCCAAAATAAGCTTATGGCACTTTATTTGATTAGTCGGATCGTTTTCAAGCTTAGCATGCCTGGCCTTTTCTTCATCTGATTCTTCACTATTCCCCATCATTGAATCCAGCATTTGTCCAAATGTAGGTTTCACGGCTTCAAGTGCTGATTTTTCTACTTCACCTTGGCTACCAGTTTTTACTTCTTCATTCTTCTCACTCATTATGAGCTCCTTTTGTCTGTTGGTTGAATTTGTTTTCTGTAATTTTCATCATGCATCTCGGCACGCTGGTTTATACTAAGCTGCTCACCTGTTTCACCCCAGGACCGAATAATACCCCTATGATCTTCCCACGCTTTCTTATAAGCTTCAAATTTTTCTTCTGGAATTTGCAGAACTAACGGCCCACTCTTGACCCCCATAGCGTCAATCATATCTTCCATGGATTGGGCGGCGTCACCCCAATTTTGAAGATCACCCTTGGGATTGAATAACCGTACTCTATGGAAGAATTTACCGCAATTCTTACACTTTACCTTATCACTACCCATGAACTTTCTTACTAGTTCTATGTCATGGTTGCCTAATAAACATTTAAACTTTATAGAAGAAATCTTTTTTACCATATAGAGCACCAAAAACACCAATTCGTCAATAGCTAAACATAGCGCCAGCAACGGGCAAAGTACAAAAGCAATAACTCTTTCTTCTGCCCCCATATCACCATATAGGCTTTTTTTGACCTTTTTGGATAGTAACGCATGAGCAAGCACAAATAAAACACTTACCAAATAAACCATAGCCATTGCTTCTACTTCTATAACGTAATTCATGATCTTTCCCCGTTTATTGGCTTCCACTTACTGCCTTTTTCGCAAATTCTACATGTACCCATTACATCATAAGTGCTCATACTAGGTTTCCAATAACAAGTTTCACAGCTTACTTTTCTTATTTCAAATTTGGCTTTAGCTTGAAGAATCTCCATTACTTGATCACGATCTTTTTCTACTTCAGTACATTCTCTTAAAATGTTTAGATAAGCATTAGCCACAGCTCCCATTTCTGCAACATGGGTTCCACTTGCAAAGGCAGCCATGAAATCAATCCTTATCTTTTCAGCCAAAAATTCAATGCGATCCCTGGTTTCCCGGATTTCTTTTTCCAATTCCTCAGACATAGTTACCAACCCCATATTGGGAGCGTATTGAAAATAGCCGCCAAAAATTTATGAGTGAGAGCAGCGCCAGCACCGGCCACAATTAAAAATATCATCTTAGATTTCATACTTTTAACTCCTTTGCAATGCATTTAGCGGCTTCGGAGGCAAGTATTCTAAAATCACCTTTGCCTTTTTTCAATTCTTCCATCCTTTCAGAATTAAATTCCACTTCTACCCATCCACTCCATCCCCAGGGAAGCCATCCAACATTTTTCCCAAACAGATTATAAGATTCAACATCTTGAACAGTTTTTATTTCAATAAAATCTTTCTTGAATCTTCTCAAAATCGCCTGAAGATCATCAGGCTTGAAATTATCAGCGTAATACTTTTTGGTTAGAATTTCGTTCATTTTAGCCTCGCATCTAAAAATTTTCCCTACTCTAAATATACATACTCAATCCCACCTTAGCGAATATTAAATATATATTTTATCACTCTTTTTTCACAATTTTAGTCTAAGTGACTGATTGACACCTTTCTCTTCTTCTTCCACTTCTGGCGCTTCTACCACGGCATTTTCATCATTATAGGCAGCACATTTTTGCAGTGAAGCACTTTTTTGCCTACAGCTTTGCAAGCCACCCCAAAACCCACATTCACAGTATGGAATTTCTATTTCAAGATCAATGAATTTCTTTACTTTGACCTTTGATCTAGTGCAAGAATTGCAAATTTTTGATGGAAGAATCATGATTTAGCTTTTTCTCTTGCCTTCATGATCAGCTCAAAAGTGTTCATCACCATTCTACCATCTTTATGGGGCCATGGGTCAACACAATTCAACTCACAAAACCGTTTTCCGTCGACATAAGCAAAGATTTTCACCCCGCCTTTGCTGCCCACCTTCTTTTCAAATCGCTCCACTTTGGCACCCAGCAGCGTTAAAATTGGATACAAAACGTGGAAAGCGTAACTATCAGCATTTACTTGAACCACTGAATTTCCAGAGAAATATTCCTCTATCCCTTCGCACGGGTTTTTTATTACAAGCCTACCGGAATCAAGCCCTACTATTTCAAAGTTTGTATCATTGAAATTATCTTTCATGCCTTTTATCATCAGTCTTAAGCCTGGCATTACACCAACAAAATCTTCAGGCTTTAAAGTTAAAATTTTCATTTTCCCTACTCTCCCAAATAGATAGTTCTTCCCGGAACTTTTAGATTTTCATAAATAGTTAAGCTAAGGTTAATCCCCAGGAAGAACTAATTTTTTATTTACAGCTTAGGCCGCGTTGATACTGGTGACAAAATGCTTTAGCGTTACAGTACTTGTGGCATTTAAAGAATAAATCACCATCACGTTCTTCAGTGTGGTATTCAGTACCGGGTTTAGGTGGGTTTTCTTTGATGTATTGCTTTGCATCTCCCATGCTATCAAGCACTCTAACAGCTCTTTTGCCGCCTTTTTTCATTACAGCATACTTTGGTAACTTTCCCCAACGTTCTGCCACTGTACATTCTGGTAGACCGGCATCAGGTGTTTTTTCATGCTCGATCACATTTGCAACTTTGCGAGTTAGAAAAAGCTTCTGCTGTTCTTCTGGCCAAATTGGAACCGGAATAGATAAGATGGGTACTTGTGGGTAATTTCCACCGGCTGAAGCTTTACTTTGAGCCCAATCACGCAGCACCGCCACGACTTCACCAACGCTTACTTCGAACCCCAGCAATCTAAACAGGTACGCATACATATTAATTTGCTGTTCCCATTCTGGTTTTAATGGTTCATCAGCGTAAATGATACCGTAGACGCCCGTTACTTTCCAATCAGTGATCTTTTTCAAGAAACCATCATAAAGATCGCATGAGCCGGTAACTATGCGGCCCAAAATTTCGGTTGACATATATTCTTCTTTCAAAGAATTATCATGATCGGCCTTATCTAGTATTGCATGAACACCCTGACCTAATAAAGCCCAAACACGATCAGAAACATCTTCTTCAATTTCTGCATAGTGACGGCGAATCAATAGGACCGCCTGAATTGATCCTAAAAGTTGTGTTACCGAATAATCACCCTGTTTGTGCTTGAATGAGCGGCAAGCTCTTACTAGCGTTTCAGGAAGATTGTACTTGTTTGTTAATTTCATCATTGCCTCGCTTTGTTTCAGTATATACTAAATATATATACAATTCATTAAATAAGGGGAATTCTTTTGCTTTTTTCTTTTCCGAGCCCGTTTTTTTCTCTTTTAAAGATCTTCATTACTCTTTGGGCTGTTCTCTTGCCGTTTTTAGTGTTTTTTGCCCGGCACAATTTATTTACATCTTCTTTTGTTATTAGACCGTTTTCAAAAGCTAGGGCTGCAGCATGGTATAGAACTGTTTTTCCGGTTTTCATATTACCCTCAATTAAATAGATCAATCTTTTTACACTTCTATATGATTGTTATCGGTAATACTCCCACACTATTACGGTATCACCATTTTGATACATCTCTCTAGGGTATAAGAATCTCCACGACTCTCCATATCCACTTTGCCACTCAAGTTTCACTATATTACCCTCTTCGTCTTTTAAGATTTTACCGTCCAAAGTCTCCCACGGTATGTATTGGCTGCAAGACAATGTACTACCGATAACAAGGGCTAGAAATAATTTGCGTAACATATTGACACTTCCTTTTTGATTTTTACTTGTTTTCATTCTTCAATTTCCTTTTAAGTTTGTGAGGCAAACAATGTCTAGCCCCATTCGTTATCAAGCATACTACCCCTTTACGTTTATTATCGGGCGTATGTGGTTCAATACTTGCACTAGCTCTTTTTGTTGATTCATCACATCAAAAATATTTTTGTACGCAAAAGGCGATTCGTCCAAGGTCTCTAAATCAACCTTAGCCTTTACGCTTACCATTTCAGACTTGAAGTCTTCTAGGTTAACCAGTTCCTTAGCCTGTCGCCTACTTAAAACCCTTCCTGCTCCATGAGATGAAGACCATAGAGAATCAGGATTTCCCTTTCCAGAAACAATAAAGGAACCGTCACGCATATTCCCTGGAATAACACCTTTCATTCCATTTTCTGCGTGTGTAGCACCTTTTCTGTGTATCCACATATCATGTGAAAATTCAGCGTGGTTGTGATTTCTATTGATAAATTCACCAACTACACCACCATTAAAATATGAGTGCAATATATCGAATACATTGAAAATCATCCTTTTTCGGCTTTCTAAAGCAAAGTCAAGGCAATACGCTAAGTCTTTGATGTAGTTTTGACCGTCTTCAGAATCAACGCTTAACGGGTAATGACCTTCCCGACATTTTCCACCACCTGCTATTTTCATATAGTTAGTAGCTGTCTTATGGCCTAAATTTCTTGAACCGCTGTGAATTATTATCCAAACAAAATCATCTTCATCAAAACCGATTTCAATAAAATGGTTTCCACCGCCAAGAGTTCCTATTTGATTTAGCCCGTTAATGTCGAATATTTCTTTTAGGAAATCACTAGGGATTGAATCGGTTTCAAACTCTTTTTGCTTTTCTTGATGGCGCTTGAATCCAACAGGTATTTTTTTGTAAATATCGTTAAATATTTCGTCTTTAAATTCCTCGACTTCATGTTTTCTAAATGATGTCTGCAAAGCACACATGCCACATCCTATATCATAACCAACCCAAGAAGGCACTACTACATTACTAGTAGCCACTACTGCGCCTATTGGCAGCGCATAGCCTAAATGCGCATCAGGCATTAAAGCGCCTGCCACTACCCAATCATTATCAAGGGCGTTATCAAACTGGGCTAATGCTTTTGGGTCTAAAGTATTAATATCTGCATATATGTATCTATTCATCATATTTAAATCCTTCCGTTCGTAAATTCTACGTTTGATAACTCAGGCTAAGCGTAATTGCCACCCTAAGTAAAGTTCTGAACTAGGCAACAACGCCTAGCCTTTTATGTTATCAGTCATTCATTTTTTGTTTTATGGCAAAATGGGCAAAAGTCTTTTCCATCTTTAGCCAGCCATCCGCAAGCTTCTGCTAGTTCTTTGGCATCATCAATATTTCCAGTGTCAAAATCATCTTCATTATGGCACATTATTGCGTCACATGATATTCTAGTTGTTATATCGTAACTCATTTTAATCTCCTTATGCCTCACGGCATCAAAAATAAACATCTGATAACTAGGGCTAAACACAATTTGCCCAACTATTAGGTAATTCCGAATAGTTTGTTAGCCAGTTTCATAATTCAATTTACTCTCATTTTGCAGGGGGCAAACAATGTCTAGCCCCCTATGTTATAAGTCATTTATTTCTGATCTCTAAAACAGTTGAAAGTTCATGCCTTAAGTCACCGCTACCCTCACACTCACCTGTTTCGAAATCAACTGCAAGTAGATCAACCCATATTGGTTTTTTAGATACCCCCATGAGTGAAAATTCCATTCCAGGACCAAACTTTATTTTATTAAAATCATTCTTATTCGTTGTAATCATCCTTATGCCTCACGGCATCAAAAATAAACATCTTATAACAGCACCTACACGGCATTGCTATCATAATTTAAGTTCAAATCTTTGCAACATCGTGTAGCTGCAATACGTTACTAACAATTTATTTTATTCATTACTGGTGAAAGTTAAATTTGGCAAGGATGATCCAGCTGTGTCCCTGCGTGTGCCAATGCAATAATGGTGGCCAGTTGCACCGCATTTTTTGCAAGTGTTTGATTTGATTTCGGCTATTTCTAACCTTAGGCTGATAATTTCACTTATCAATTTACCTTTGTCAAGTTTTTGTAACTCATCTAATTCTTTGAACATCTTTCTAGTCTCCCAAGGCGTTCCCGCCTAATAAAATAAACAGTGAGTAACAAGGGCTAGACAGCATTAAAACGGTTGACTAGCCCCATTCGTTATCAGTCATTTATTTAATTTGTAATCTTCTTTAGTCATGTAATGCCCGTACTTTGAACACCTCGCCCCATTTGGCCAAATAGAAATAAACGAGCCTTTGCAATGTTGAAATCTTGATTTATTCATTTTCATCTCCCAGTTCTTTAATATCTTCCATTAGGTTTTCATTAATTCCCGAATAGAGGCGTATCACTTCACCTTTTTTTACCGGGTCCATATTCGACTGAAGAACAAGCTGAATTCTATTTCTATTTCTATCCATCATGTTTACTAGACGCTCTCTTGTGCTGGACATTTATCTTGTGCTGGACATTTATCTTTCCTCCCATTTCCATTCAGGTAAAGGTGGTTCACTTCCCCAGTTTTCCAGGCACCAATCACGAGCTAGGTCAACCAGGTTAGAGAATTCAATTTTATTTAAGGCGCTTGTTTCTAATGGTTGAAAATGTGTTTTTTCACCTTTAGGCCCAATACCGCGCACTTTTTTGCAGAAACCTATTGCAAGTTTAAACCAAAATTTGGCATCTTCTTCATTCCAATCATTCCCCCAATATTCTTTTTGGCAAGAATTCCACCATCTTATTATTACATGGATATAGGCGTTTTGGCGCAAAGTTCTATCATCAACATAAGGTTGAATCACGCAAACATACTTTCCATCTTTAAGGCTTTTTACCTTTTTAGCGGCGGTAATAGGATCTTCAGGGCGAAAATTCCCACCTTCTAATATTACCGGGTATCTAATTGAATGAGCCACTATAGCACCTCTTTAAGACCAATTTCAAAGGACCCATCTTTGCAACTCACAACACCAACAGGAAGGCCGCGTTCTATTAATGGCCATGCAAATTTATTAGCCTCCAACTTTGAGGAATATTCGCCAGTCTTCCCAGCTGGTGCCACATAGCCGAATAAAGATTTATTGATTTCTTTTTTCAATTCCCTCTCTAATTCTTGCCATTTAGAACACCTGTACCCTCTTTCGAAGCTCCCAAATGTTACGCTAATATTTCCCAGCCTTTTATCATATTCCTCATCTATTGCATTATCAGAAAGAATTTCCATTATTTTTTCCATGAACCTTATTATATCACGATTCCCGGAATATGTTTTATAATAATTAACATGATCTACAATTAACCGCTGTGTTTCAATAAGCGTACCAAGCGCGTGCTCCTGCAGCAATATAGGCCCCGCATAAACATGCGCAGCTAAAATACCGGCTTCATAGTAATAAAGCTTTATGTCCCAACCTTCATCTTTAGGAAAGGCATAGCCAATAGCAGCTTCCATGCTCGATATTTTTTCTTTTGGATTCCAAAAATTCATTTTAAAGTTCCCTCAACAAATTTTGATAAAGCCTCTTTGCATTCTCTTACTGAGTAAAAAATAGTAGGAACAACACCTAGCCTTTCCCACCATTTAACTTGTGCAGAACTCAGGCCGCCATTTGGCAATTTCTTACACCATGGGCTTTTGACTTCAAAAAAGAATACTTCTACAGGGTTGCAACCTCGTTTCATTGCCCCTATATCAGCCTGCCCACCCGAATACTCAGACATAAAATCCTTAGCTTCCTGGCTGCATTTTTCAATAATTTCTCTTTGTAATTCTTCCGGCCATCTAAGAGGGAAAAGCCCCAAGTCTTCTACATGCTTTTCTATAAGCGGCTGTATTACCGACCTTTCGCCTTCTTTTTTTTCTTTGGGAGTTAGCCCGGATAAATCAGCTGTTGGTTTTCTTTTTTTACGCTTTTTACCTCGCTGATCATTTAGCAAGCGTAATCTTTCTGCATTATGTTCTACTGAAAATAACATATCTTAACCTCGCATTTAAGATAGGAGCCAGCGCTTAGAGGATAGGGAGTATTAAGCGCTAGCTCCTGGTATAGAGCAAATCCCGTTTAAGGGGTTTTCGTAGCGTGCGAGGCCGGTTGCTCTGTACCGTTTTCGCGTTTTACTTTCTTCTGCATTTCTTCAATGGCTTTTCTGATCAAACCATGGAAAGAATAATGTTGGCTTTTAGCGAAAGCAAACCATTCTTTTTTTTCTGCTGGGGTAACATGCAAGCTTATCCCAACTATTTTCTTTTCTTCTTCCGTTTTTTCAGCCATTACCAATTCCATTTAATTTCACTTCCATATATCAAATGTATAATTTGTATATAGAAAGTCAACACATTAAATCGTTTTTATGGGCAATTATGAATTGATAGGAATATTTGAGAATAACCCGAAAGCTCTTTTAATATTTCCCTCAGTTCTTTAGATGATCCCCAAATAACATCTTTCCCTTTATTGGTTCCTACTAAAATACAACCCTCTGTATTTTTTGCAAAGTTGCCACCGTGAATTCTTATGCCTGAAAAATTCGGCACATTGTCAATTATAGGGAGAACCCTTTTGAATCGATTTGACATTGTAAGCCGCACATTATAGCACCCTTCATCTATTGCGGTTTGCTTCTTTATCTTTATGCCTGGCGCTCTAACCACGTCTTCAAGGGTATAACAGATAAACCGCCCATTAATGAATAGGCGGCCTATAGTAGATTTTTCGGTAAAGGTTTCCCTTCTTAAGAGCATTTGCTTGGTTATATGTTCCAACTTAAAAACCTATTTGTTGAATTGAAAGCTTTGGGGCTTTTACACCCCGCCGCCTTTATTCTTCCACCAACAGGAAGATAATTTCTGTTCCATCGGCAAAATCCCAAGTTTTTGGCAAATTGTCCATTTTGATTGTAGGGAGCTTGATTTTGATAACTTCTTTCCCAAGCGCTTTTAGATCTTTGCTTAGGCTTTCAGTAGCTTCTTCTACATCAGCATATTTTTCATTAATAGAGGCTAGTTTTGCACCGGTCCCTATTTCCGAAGGTTTGCCAGCTTTGGCCAGTTCTTTGTCACGCTCTACCGCGCGTTTTTCAATTTCTTCGGGTAATGTTGAGGCTTCAGCAATCGCGTTACACTGGTCTTTGATCTTTGCCAAAACCAATGAACGCCACATTAGGGTCAATACAGGTAGATTTTTACCCGCCAACTGCCCCAAGTTTCTAAGATGCGCCCGTAACCCCATCAACTCATTATTAGTGAGTTCAACTTCTTTGAGTTGTTTTTTTGCCATTTCATTTTCCTGTTGGTGTTTGAATTAAGTGAGTCTTAAATATATACACTTAATTTAAGTTTCCCAAGATGATTCACCCAATAAGCGTAAAAGCCCGTAACCCTGTCTATTTCTTCTCCAAAAATAAAACACTTTATACCACGGCACAATCTGGACAACTTCAATTTTATTGATAAAGCGCCAAATCTTATCAGCCGTTTCTCTGGTGATAAATAACATTGAACCCAATTTGTAGAGTATATCATGGAAGTTTGAGGCTGGTTCAAAATCATCGGCGCAAGGTAATTTTTGCAAAATGCCACGAATAAAACTGTTATTCTCTGGACCCATACCGTTAGATTGGCACTTAATACCAAACTTTGTCCCGCCATTATATGCGAAATCACGGGATATAGAAACAACCACCTTTCCAAAATCATTCAGGAAATTAATGTGTGTTGTTATCCCTTTGTAGTAATACAGGATTGCGTTCCCAAACTTTTTCTTTTTTACTTTCGCCACTTACAGTAACCCCGTTTTGTAAAATAAATCCTATAGTAAGGTCTAAACTTAGAACAGCTTTTTCTAGTGAAGTTATGGCTTTAGGAAGGTTATCAATTGTTTTTTCAATAACTCCCACCCTTACTTCTATTTTAGCTCTTTCAGCAGCTTTTTCATTAGAAGCTACCACATAGCCAGCGACCACCGAGAAAAGCCCTACAACCAACGTTATGACTAGTTTTAAGTCTACTTTTAAACCTTCTTCCTTTTTCATATTACCCCATCCATTCATTTACACGGGTTAAGTCATCACCTGTAAGATCTGCAGGGTAAACTAGTAATTGGGAGTCTCTGGTTCTAGCCCAAATTTTATCACCTTTAAAGGCTTGTAGTTGAGCATAAGTTAGTTCTGTGGCTCCCGTCCATCCTGTAGCGGCTATTATGGCGGCAACATCTTGGGGGTTTGGAAAAAGGATTGGGCTTGTAACGGTTGTACCTGTTCCGCTTGGGACTATAATAGTGTTTGAAACTGATTCGTAGGCGTTTCCGTCTGCTTGCATAATTATGTGTTTTCTTACCGCACCATTTACAGTTATTTTTAGATAATACACGTCCCCTATCAAACTATTCCCAGCCCCAGAAAAGCCCTGCCCTATGCTATCAAGACTTATTGACGTAACTGTTTCCTGCTGTACACCTTGTGATATAAATTCACCGTCCTCAAGTTTTGTCAACAGCTCAACGCAAAGGCTTGAATCTCCAATAAACTTAATAGTGTAGATATCATCAAAAAGAACTACTCCCGGATAATTAGAGTCACCAGTTGTAAATTTTATTCTCGTTCTTGTTGGTTCGCATTGGATAAAGTCAGCAGCAGTGTCCTTGTCACCTATAAACGCTTGGGAAGGCCTGGAGCTGTCTAGCTTGAATTTGCATTCTATCTCAAAATCGTCACCACTCTCTATGTTTACTTGGTTAAAATCATACCGACCATTCCCGTCCATAGTTGCATAAATACTAGGATCACGCAACCCCATAGACGCGCCACCGTGAATATCTACATATTGACCAGGTATTGCAAGATCTGGGGAGCGCCAAATATCACCGCCTTGATCTACACCTGTGTTTTGATTTCTCATTACTAGGTTATCACGGGGGATTCCACGCGCTGAGCCCCTAGAAGAAGTAATTCCTATGTAATTACCTAATAGCATTATTTACCCCAGGAATAATTTAATATTTCCGCTCTCGCATTTTGTATAAAGCGCATTCAACACATGGCCGCCCGGCGCATATGCAAAATTACTTATTACTTGGTCAGATTTAGGGTTTTCACTATAGGGGTTATGGGTCACATTTGCCCCGGCGTCATCAGCCTCAAAACCTACAACCTTTCCAGTATGTTCCTCTCCGGTAGTTAGTACTTTTTCTCCTAACTTCCCAGTAGCACCAAGTATGGCTTCATCCGCACTTGGTAATTTTGAACGCCAATTTTTTTCAGGCATCTTGTCCTCCTGTGGACTGTATTAATTTTATTTTCATTACTTACGCTCTATACTTAAGAAGTATGCTGTAAGGTTTATTTTGTAAAGTAGCATCTATACTATCCATTACTATAGTGAGATCATCTTTTAAGTATGCACGGAAAAACGAACTAGAAGATTCACCGAATCCTCCCGCATCTATTTTTAATCCACCAACTATTATTGATGCGTCTATTATCCACGCATCCTCATAGTCACTCACTAGGCTGGATATGTCTCTTATTGTTATAGAGGTGGCATTTGCGGTTGTTCCTGTCAGCTCTTTTTCTTTTGTAGCAAGATTCCCAGAGCCGTGAGATGTGTACCCGCCTACATCAAGATTTCCGGCTATATCCGCAAACCCGCCTATAGTTATGTTATTGACGATAGGGTTGGCATCCATATTTATAGTTATGGTATCAGGAGCCGTTACCGCTGTATTTATATTAATTCCACCGGCTATTAATAAAGTATCACCGTTTGAAATTGTTTCAATGGTTCCAATATCAGCATTTAGCGAGAAAGCCCCACCACCAGCCGAACCACCACCACCTGCTCCGGTATCGTTTCGCTTATCTTGGGTTGCATTTCCAGCCAATACATTGGTTATCGTCCCGTTTCCAGCATTTTGATAGTGCACTACCGATCTACATACACTAGCTAAATACGCCTGTTCATCTAATGTAAACCTAGTCCCACCGTAATTAAAGGCGTCTTGTTCTGCAGCGTCAGCGCTATTATAAGATCCATCCGGTAGGTACACATAAAAGCGCGCCTCACTACCCTCAGAACTCACCGATATAGCAAAATTTAATCCGTAATAAGTATTGTTACCCCTTAATGACCCACCTTTAGCGTCAGTATCAATTTCGTTTAAATTTGTAATTATTTTGTAAGGGGTTACCGGGTCATTGGCCACAATATATTCATTAGGCTTTGGGTGTCCTGGCACTATTTGTTGGTGCAATTGATAAGCGATACCCGTTAAAAATGATACTTCTAAATCATCTATATCACCGGCGTTAATAGTAATTTCTGTAGTAGCTTCAAGTCCTGATACAATTCTAATTCCGTCAATTCTGGCGCGTTCTGCCAGCTCAGAAATAATCCCTCTTTCTGAAAGCCCATGGCCGCTACTATCGTTAAATCTTTGGTAGTAGTTTGCGCCGTAAGTGATAGTATAGGCATCATCGAAAAATATTAACAACCCACAATTAGCATATGGTACACTGGCACCAGGTATTACCGAAGTGCATAATTGAGGTTCACCGCCAACGTCAAGGTTTATAAATACAAATTGATTGCTTTTTGTTGTTGCAGTCCCCAAGGTGATCGGGTCAATTGATCTAGCTTTTCCATCTGTACCCGAATTCGTTGTACAGTTTAATAGATGATATTTTGAACCTATGTTACATATCAGATCACCGCCGCCGGTCGCCTCAACCTCAGCGTACCAATTGCCACCATCTTTTACAATAGTTATGGATTGCTCTGTAAGAATAACTCCCGCTTGTATTTCAGCCCCGGTGAAGCTCATCCAAGTGTTTTGAGTGTATCCGTAAAAATCATTATCTATATGCTGTATAGTGCAATCGGCTGGGCTAATTTGAGATAAAGCTTCACCTAGCACCACCCCTTTAGCAAATATTGAATCTTCGGTGTTACTTAATGAAGTAATACTGATCCCACCATCAGTTAAGACTAAAGGCAGGTTTCCGGCACTAGTATCTATCTCATTTCCATTATTATAGGCTATTTGTAGAGTTACATTGGAATTTAAATATCCTGCAGTTATTAATGCATCATCAGAACTTGAAAAACCATCTGTGGAAATTAAAATATCATGTACTTGATTACCACCAAGTTCAAACCCATCTTGCGCTTGGAGATCCCCTACGGATACTATTCCATTCCCCCCATAGATTGACGCAATATTTCCACCTTCTACAAAAACCGAATAACTTGCATTATCACTATAAGCATATATAGCCCGTCCAGCTGCGGTTTGCACCTGAAGCGCATCCGTACCGGTTGCAGAAACATTACTCCTGTTTATTCTTAACCCATTCCCTAATCCAGCGGATTCTATATACGCTGTATCCCCGGCATAAGTGGTGCTATACTGTGCTATTTGAGATATAGGCTCTATTGGTTTTACATCACCATCATTTAACCGTAATGTTTTACTAAATATTTTTCTGGTGAAATCACCAAAGGTAGAGGTTCCAATATCTCCATCAATTATAACACCTGTGGCCGAGTGTTTTATTTTAGAATCACCTATTACACCATTAAGGCCATCCGTAAATACTGGCAGTGTTCCAGTTGTTCCGACTCCTGAAACAAAATCTTTTGTATTTACACTTATTCTAAACCCGCCTTCTTCGGGCGACAATATGGAAACGTCCATATTGTCGCCCCAAATGAATTTTGAGCTTAGGAATTCACCAATAGAATCTAGTGAGGAAACTTTTACCTGGTAATTTAAAGAACTTAGACCACTTCCACTTGTTGAAATATTATCTTGCGTATCAATCAAATTATCTGAAGAATCTTTTATTAGAAATTTATAGGCAAATTCATCATCAAGGTAAATATTTGCTTCACCGCTTGAATTTAAAATAACTGGATTTGCGTTAGGTGTACCTACATTATCCGAGAATGTTGAGGTTGGGGTATTTGTTCCAGCAATATAGGTGTAAATCTTCCCGCCCGACAACGGCAGTCCCAAGTTGTCTTCAAAGTGAGCCTTTAACAAAGGCATTCTTCCGTATCCCATACTAAACCTTTATTAAGTTAATGGTAAAATTGTCCAGGCATCATTACTTTGAATGTTTACCTGGGAAAAAACTAAATCTAACAACACAGTACCCCAAACCGTTTTCTCGTCTGATACCGTCCCACCATGCCATTGAAATTCAATGGTCACTTCTGGAAGCTCTTTTGGTTGGTCTCCACTTCCCGGAGGAATAGGGAGCGGCAACACTGTTTCAAATGTTTCGGGTGGCCCGGTAAGTACTTTAAAAGGTGGTGAGGTATAAACTTTCATTCTTGAGAAATAACGATCTAAAATAGAGATATAGTCAGCCCCGTCAAATATCCAATGACCACCGTCACTAATCCCTCCACGAATAGCTATACCATTGTAGGGTAGGATATAATCATCAGATGATAGCAATAAATCTCTGCGTTCTAAATGACCATCCCCGGAAGATGTAACTGTAACAGATGTTTTGATTTCAGTACTTGGAATTATAATTCTATTCCCTTTGAAATCGTCAGCATTGCCTATTGTAAAATTGTCTTTTACCGTGGCCTTATGTCCGTATTTAGCAAGCGTTCCGCTTTCAGCTATGACAGCCTCAACAGCTGCAACATTAGGCGCATACCAGCTATTTTTAGTAATTTCTAAACCTAATGCAGGGGTTCCAGCGCCATCAATAAGTATAGCCGGTATTCCTCCAAGTATTGAATTTCCTTCTGATTCAAACCTATTGAAACTTACTTGGCATCCGGTTACTTCATCTAATTTTAATATTGTAAAATCCCCAAATCTATTATGATCTATGCTTACATTATTAGGGTTTTCCACTATTATCTGACTGCTTTCGAAATCACCATTTGTTATTCTTCCCGACAATGCTGACCCTGAAAAGTTTAACTCCCCAGTCCCACTGGATCTACCCTTTAAGCCGTTTATTTCGATTTTCTTAGCATTTACCAATAAAAAAGGATTTCCCGTTGCGTAGACAAATGTGTCTTTTATTACAATATCATCATGGCCATTCATAAAAACAGCGTCTTTAGAGCTTCCATCATATCCGGCGATTAAGCAATTTTTCATTACAGCAGCAGAAGCACCCGCTGGCGCTATAGCCTCAAAAACAGCGTTAGTTTCTACCGTTCCATTGTATTCTATTATAAAGTCTCTGAATTCAAATGATGAAAAACTCAACCGCAACATTCTTTGAGCTGGGGTATTGTTAGCGTATAGATTCATATTTCTTATTGATACCACGGCGCCCGCAGAATTCAAAGCCACAGGCATACTAAAAACAATTCCAGTGTGCAAACTAAATGTTTCACCGTCTCCATTTACAAATGATCTTGAAGCATTTGCAAAACCCGGCTTATTAGGGAAGCTGTAAACTTGGCAATTTATTGCGTTCAATATTGCCACATCATTTTGACTATCTTCTAAATATTTATTTCCAACAGCTCCGAACCATTGAGGGTAAACGTCACCCGATATAATAGGCCAATCAGAACCTTCTAAGCATTTTGTTTTTGTTTCGATTTTACCGAAATACACACGAGCGTTAAATTCAGCTATCGCTTCACCATCAAAAACATGTGTTAAATTCATTGAGATTTCATCAGCAGTGTTGATTAAATCATTATCGAATACCGCTCTTGATTTGTTCCAATGCAAAACAGGCTTTAGAGTGCCGAAAAACGTCAACCCTAATACAACATTTCTCCAATTTACATCTACTATGGTTCCAAATAGATTAAAATTATGCGCGAAAAACTTCCTTTCCTTAGTAAAGGATATGGTTATTCCGAAATTAGGCTGGTCTATTCTGGCCCCTGGCTCCCATTCTACCGCATCAGGCATAACTACCGCATCAGTATCTATTACATATGGAACCTCTTGAATGAATTTTAAAGTATTTCCATTAGCATTTAGAGAGGCTTTTAATGCAGCTTCATTTGTTGTTTTATGACCAACACCAAACCAATCAACTACAGCCGTTAAATTTGTTGTAGGATTCCAAATAAGATCAATATCAACACCCACTAACGATGTGCGGCTACTTATTTCTATTTCGCAATTTATGGTAACAGATCCTACATCTTCATTTTCTGAAGTAAACAAAACCCCATCTTCCATAATTAGAAGATAATCACCGGTAAAATTAAGATCACCACTTATGTAGTAATCGGCACGAGTAACATTTATTGTATTGTCTTTGTTTGAGCCATCATCAGCCCATGTGATCATTGCCTCAAAATTACCTCTTACGTCCAAACCAGGGCCAGGCAAAGCGCCGAACATTTCAGGACGCAAAGGGCCATAAACTAATCTTTGAAACCTTCCGGTTGCCGGGGCCCCATTTGGCGATATTATTGTTCCACCGTTATCATCTGTTGATAATGCAGCATTCCATTTAAACCACCCACCGCCGCCATCTATTGCGGCGGTATAGCCGGCAACATAAACATAATCTGATTTATCTTGTAAAAGTCTTAATTCAGCGATTGTATTAACTACCGCAAAGCTGCTCGTTGCCCCAAACCCTGCATTACCTGGCACTTCGTCCATTGTCCACCATGGAGGACTGATAAAGCCGCCGCCACCATCTGGAAGCTCAACTTTTACCTTATATAGTCCTGAACCAAGCCAAACACCGCCATCTACCACCCAACCTTCTGCATCCAAAATTTGGGGGTTTTCCGCTAAAACACTTTGATCTCTTGACGTGTAAACATCTTTTTTGGTGCTCGTATTGGATTCGTAAAACGTAATCCTAGCGCCCGCAGCCGCGTTATCATTTCTATCAAAAAGCCTTGCACGAGGAAAAACAAAAGGTATTGCTGACATTATCTATTCTCACTTCTTGCAGCTGTGGCATTTTCCAACGACCTCATAAGAGCCGCACCGGTGCCTTCAGGCGCTAAATTAGTTACATCTTGTGCCGCCGTTAGCATTGGCCAGTATAGATTCGCTGTCATTATAGGATGTTTAGCCCCGGTCATAGAAGACAGCATGCCGCCTTCACCTCTTCCGGTAAAATGCGCAGATCCAAATTCAGGAACACCAGTAGGCCCGAATTTTTTAGCCATGGCCGCAATTCTCGCCTGTTCTGAAGTTTTTGAGCCGAATACTCGATCAAATTCCCTTAAGACCTGTCTATCATGTGTTTTGCCAGCATTGTATAAATTGCTTATGAAGCTTTCAGATCTTTTTGCGGCCACCTCTTTATTGCTGCCTAATAATTTAAAAGCCTTATCTCTTGCTTGTAGCTTTTCGGCCAATGACCGCATAGCCTTAACGTATTCAGGTTTTCCACTTTTTACAGCCGCCTCTTCCAAAGAGTTTTTTATAGCCGTCCTGGCCCCAAAGATTGCATCATTTACAACCTTTTCCATATCTTCATGACCTTGCTTACCTGTTGTAAAATCGCTATCAATAGCCTTTCTGAGATCATAGACGCCTTCAGCACTGTAGACATTTGCACCTTCTCCGGCCGGTGCATTTGCAAATTTTTGATCAACATTTTCTAAAAACATTTTTTCAAGATCGTCAGTATATCCAAGCTCTTTAATTGCTTTTTTCTCTGAAACTGCGGCTGCCACCGCCTCCCCAGCTCTTCCCGCTGTTAAATCATTTATTTCATTATCAATTTGAATGTTAGCCTTTTTTTCCCATTCTTTTAACGGTCTTCCACCAACAGGAACTTTCTTTCCGGCCTCCAAGGCTTCGATTGCTGGCGTTATATCAATGTCCGGCATATCGCTTAGAGCTTCGAAAATTTCAGGTACTTCTTTTAATTTCTCATCAAAATTTACAAGATTATAAACAAGCTCTTTACCTATTTTATCTTGTGTTCCAGCGTGCATTATTAACGCTTCTTTAGCGCCCGGAGTTTGATAGAATTCAAATGCCTCATCCATGTTAGGCCCCGAAGCCTTTGAAGCTCCTGACCTTATGCTTTTAAATAGTTGGGAGCCGAATCTTTTGGCTAGTTCACCGCCAACTTCGCCGCCACCGCTTGCGACTAATTCCACCATGGCTTGAGTAGGTGTCATTTCTTCACCACCCGCTAATTGAGAACCTATAGAAGCCATACCGCCGGCACCGCCAACAGCCAAGGCCCGTTTCATCATTGGAAAAGCTTTTACCTTTTTTAACAGGGAGGTTCCACCACTCGCCAAAGCTGAAGGTATTAATTCTGGATCTCTCACTATGGCTTGACCTAATCCACCCATAAGGCTAGTGGATCTTTCAGCACCCTGGGTACCCAATCCTTCTACATAATTCTCATCACCAAACAAAGAACCAATAGCGCGCCCTGGCATACTCCAAATGTCTCTTGCACCTACACCAGCCGAAGCAATAGCGCTAGGATCTTGTTGAGCTAGTGCGTACTTTTGTGCTGATCTTGGCATTGTGGCAATGTTTGACATTGCTGATCCAAACGGCATACCTTGTTTTTGACTAAGGAAAGAAGCCTTTTCAGGCAAGGTTTTTGCAGTCCATTCTTCTTCGGTTGGCTTGAAAACCTGCCTTCTTAGTTCGGCGGCCTGGGCTTGCCTGGCCGGGTTTGTGCCGCCGCTTTCTTGTTCTTTTACATAATCATCAAATCTTTGTGGATTCAGCTTTACAGCCTTTAGAAATAAACCTTCATCACCTATTAAAGCTAATTCAGGATTTTCTTCTTTTAGCTGCTGGGCATATAGAAATGCGTATTTTTTAAGTAGCTTCGGGTCCATTATTTGCCGCCGCTTTTTTCATTTTCAAATATTTTTAATAACTGCGCTGAAGGGCTTCCTTCAACAATCTCACCCTTTCCTTTGCCAAATCCACCGGTGAAGGATTGCGTGCCGCCCGTAACATTCGTAAACTTTCCCATCAAGCCTAATGGTACTTTGTAATTACCTTCTTTTAGTGCTGAACTCAGATTTCTAAAACCACCTTCTTTCGAGC